TAGTATATTATAATAGTTAGATTATACTATGAAATTTTTTACATCAGAACATCAATATTTCGACGCATACCAATAATTAGACAAATATGAAAAGCTATTCGGGATGTTTGTGTCATTAATTGTAGTTAGATTCGGTCCACTTGATACGATTTTATTAATTTCAAACACATTTAATGCACGGTCATAATATCTCAACGCAGATAATTTACCAATGAACCCGCCATTCTGACCTATATAAATATTACCATAATTCTGTTTAGGTGTATTTACTAATTCAAGTCGACTTGCGATTATACCATTTACATAAACATCTATTTTGGTATTCATCGCGCGTATAGCAACATGTACCCATTTCTTTAGTGGGATATTATCTACGTTTATTACCGTATTTGTATCATTCTTATCTGCTGTATCCATAATAATATGTAATTTATTAGTCATTGGAGATATATACATACCGGGGGCGTTATTCACTGACGATATATTAGTAACTGGGTCAAAGTCACCGTCTCCTTTACTGAATACGTGTTGATATTTGTTGCTATCCTTACCCAAGTCATTAATGTATATCCAAGTCGACCAAGTGAATTCTAACCCTTCTGATTCATTATTTGACCTATATATGGTTTTACTCTCCGAATTTTTAGGGTCTTGTGTAACTATCATTTGAACCGACCCATCAATCATACCATTAATTATAAAGGGTGATTTAGATGGTGTAGTGAAATAATTAATAATACTTATACCTAAATTCATAAGAAATAAAAATACAATTAATACTAAAATAATAAATGCGAATTTTGCGATAATAGTGTTAGAATATAAAAATCCGGTCGTAGCACCTACACCAACAGCCGCTTCAGTTGAAAATGTGTCAAACTTGTCAGTTAGAGTATTTTTTGCGGTTTCATATCCACTACTAATACTCTGAATACCTTGACTTATATTAGAATTAGTGGTGCTTCCAGGCAGGGAATTCATATTGTTTTATATACTATAGATTAGATATAGAAAACAATATAATATTTTTATAGTAATGAGAATTTTTTGACTTCTTCTTTATTTTGTAATATAGACAAGTCAATACCTATATCATTTAATGCGGAAGCCATTTTACTAGAACCATTTCCTTTCATATAATTATCCCATGCGGTTGTTGGGTCAACCGGTTCAGTCCAACGTTTGAGTAAAGTTGCATATGCATCAAAATTACTAATATCCTTATTCCCTAAATATAACGGGACCTCTTTACCAGGAGGCATTATGGGTGAAACTCCTGATTGGTTCTCGTTTTGCTTATAAAAACGCTGAGAACGTACTAATTTACCATCAAGATATGCGTCTGCAAACTGATTATCCATACTAATGGTAATATTTACCCATTTTTGAAGCGGAAAGTTATTTGTGATTAACATTGTTTCATCACTATTATCATTCATGTGAACATCCAACTTTAATGTCGGAGAAGACTTATCTAAATACAATTTAAATTGATTATCTCTCGATAAAATAGTTTTATTTACGTTATTATCCCATGTATTTACATACAACCATACAGAATGTCCGTAACGTGTATTATTCGGACGAGTAATAGCAGCTATTGGGGGAATTGCTGTAGATAGGTTAGCGGTTTGTACTAATTCAGTAGAACCATCAGTGAAATATGCGTATAATACATATACTAAAACTAATATTACTACTATCAAAATAATAGTGATTGTATCCATTATATACTTTGTATCTATAAATTATTTACAGGAGGATTCTTTTTCATCAATAAATTATACGAGTTTGCTATTTGAGAACGAGTTTGTGTACCAATGTAATAGTGTATATTACTGATAGCGCCATCTAACCCATCATTTGAACCAATCACAATTAAATCATCGGCAGAATATAACGGACGCGCATTATGTTCGAACCTGAATGTTTTTTCTAAATTACCATTTACAAATAAATCAACCGAATTTGAAGTATAATTAAAGACAATTTGATTCCATTTCTGAACGTCTATTTCTACATTATAACTTTTATTATTACCATTACCTACATTTGTAAAATATACCTTTAATACGTCCTTCTTATTATGTTCGTCCTTTTTTATGTAAGTTATTTTTGGAACGCCGTTACCGTAATTAAATATAGGGGTTTCTTTTGCATATGGTAGTTTACTATCAGAATGGTTGTTTAACATTATCCACATTGATAAACTATAATTACTACGATATACAACCGGTGAGTTTATAGAATCTCCTTTTTTTGTTAATTTTAAGTCATAACTACTTGCGATTGGTTTTTCGATATCTAAAAATGCGCTTCCCTCTAATAATGGAATACCTTGTTTTAATGATAGTTTCGACACAATTTTCGGGATATAATTATACAGGAATATTAGTACTATCTCCGTAAGAAATAGATAGTAAACTACATTGGTTGTTAGTTCTAGTTCTCGCTTTATATAATTATAAAAGTCCAAAATAAGACAAGGTATATAGAATATAAGATGAACGAAAAATCCTCCCCAACCTTCTTGTGTTTTCAAATAATTGCTATAAAAATAAAATACAATTGCTAGTCCTATTAACATACTTCCGGTTACGATTCCGGCTAATATATAATTCAATATATCACTTGTCGCATCATTCATACTTGAATAAAAGTAAAATACCGTTCCAAATAGTGTTACAACAGTGCCAATAATCAAACCAACATAATATGTATTATTGATTGATTCTTTACCTAAAAAAACCGTAGGTATTAAAACCAATAATCCTAATATTAATGGAAATAGATACGACTTATAATGCGTAGATAACGCTCGTGAATCTTCCGAAGATTGTGTTAAAGTCACTATAAAATAAATTATAAATAAGAATGTTAACACATATTTCATTATTGTATACCAATTATCTTTGTTTAAAATACCGATTCCATTCAGTATTTCCATTTTTATTATATATTTGTCGCATATAATAAAATTTACTGATTATAGGTTTTCCATGGTCGTTTTTTTACCATGACATTCACGACATAAAGCAACTAAATTATCTACATGATTACTTCCACCATATTCTAGTCTAAGTACATGGTCTACTTCAAACCAAGCAGTCAGTTGATTTTTACAATCTCCACACGTCCATCCTTGCCGAGATGCTACAAATTTCTTCTTTGTTTCACTCACAGAACGTTTTGTAGATTGTTTACCTGAACTCATTATTCTATCCTCCGCAACTTGTGATGTATTTGATAACGATAAAATGGGTTGATTATTGTCTGAAATAAAACCTTGTTTTGTAGTAAAATCTAATATAGGGGAAATAATATTTGATGTATTTTTATCAATAGGAAGATATTTGATATAATCATTAGAGGTTGTTATTATTTCTTTTGCTCGCAATGGGTTCTTTTTTATTAAGATATAGAACATTAACGCACCAAATGCTATACCCGCCATTTGATAATATTTCTTCCACGATAATACCATATTCATATACTTACCATCAGTGTATATGTTTGCCATAAAAAACCCGGCAACTAATAATATCACTAATTCAAATCTCATTATTATATTCTTCTTATATTGTGCTTATAAATTTTCATTGTCCGGTTATTCATAATATACGTAAATCAAGAAAACACATAATAATATTAATGCTAAATGGATATAATGCTTTTTTAAATTTAGTTTTTCACTTATATAAACCGGTTTTGGTTTATACTCGCTACGATATTTTTCAAGAGCCATTGGTAATGACATTTCTTCCTTCCCTAATAACACATTAAACTTATTATGAATAAAATGCATCCATCTTACAAATGAATCACGATTATCTAAATAGGGCGATACAGGATACTTATCTAACATTTCACTAAATTTATTTCCCATTTCTTGTATCGGTATAAACAGCGGTATATTTTGAATAAGGTCGTAATATTTCCTTTTTGTTACATCATTCGGATTTTTTGGATAAGATTCTGCTATTGTATGTAAAAAAAACCAATAATGGGGTCCCCATACATCCGGATTAAATATCATATGTATATAGAGCATCACAGATTTATTTTTTGTTATTTACACAAACATTTTATGAAAAAGGGTGTAAAGGGTAACTTCCATATATGTTCAGATATATGACAGATAATTATTGCAATAATTGTGGAAAACACGGTCACAACTATAATCAATGTAAATTGCCTATAACTAGTCTAGGAGCGATAGCATTCCGATATCACAACAATAATATCGAATATTTAATGATACGCCGTAAAGATACATTAGGGTTTATTGATTTTATACGTGGTAAATATTCTACAACTAATAAAGATTATCTTATGAATATGATTAAACAGATGACGATTGACGAAAAACATCAACTTTTGAATAACTCATTCGACCAAATATGGTCAAATATTTGGGGTAATGCAAACATATCGAATCAATACAAAACTGAAGAGAACTCATCTAAAATTAAATTTAATCAATTACGAAATGGAATACATTATAAAAATCAAGTATTTACATTGAATGATATTGTCACCGAAAGTTTCAAATATACTCATTGGGACGAACCTGAATGGGGATTTCCAAAAGGAAGACGCAATTTTAATGAAGCCGATTTAAATTGTGCTTTAAGAGAATTTACTGAAGAAACAGGGTTTAATATGAATAGTTTAAAACTTATCGAAAATATTTATCCATTTGAAGAAAATTTTACAGGTTCAAATTATAAATCGTATAAACATCGTTACTTTATTACATATATGGAATATAAAGATACTACCAATATGAATAATTATGAAGCCACTGAAGTTAGTCAAATGGAATGGAAAACATATGACGATTGTTTGATAGCCATACGAAATTATAATTTAGAAAAACAAAATATGCTTACTAAAATACATAATATGCTCTTAAAATACAAACTGAGATTACCTTGTTAAAATATATAGTAAAATTATATATATATATTTTAAA